CTGGAGTTATTTTAGAAGAATCTGCTGCAGACTGGTTTGATATGAAAGGAATGAAGTCTTCTCCTTTTATGAGTTATGCTGTCAGGTTAAAAGAAGGTCTAACGTCTGAACAGGAGGGTTCTATGTATTCTATTATTCATAATGATGGGACATGTAGAATTCAAACTGTAAATGAGGATCAAAATCCTGTATTGTATAACATAATTAAAGAATATAGTAAGAGTTTGTCTGGATTCCCCCCAATACTTGGTAACACTTCATTTAATCGAGCAGGAGAACCTTTAATACATACACGCGATCAAGCATTAGAGGCTTTAGAATCAGATTTCATAGAATATCTTTACTTACCTGACGAAGGTAAACTTCTCTTTTCACCTAACGTATAGAAAAATGAAAATATTAGGAATCAATATCTCTCATGATGGATCTTCTTGTTTATTGGAAGACAATGAAATAAAATATTTAACAGATGATGAGAGGTTTAATAGAATAAAGCATTATGCTCCTGGTGATTCTGACAGGCACCTTTGGGACTCTGGAAAATTTAAAGTTGCTTTTGCTGAAGAACTGCTAAAGTATACAAGTCATGTTGATTATATTATTTTTTCTTCTTTTGAGAGATTTTACGAAGAACAATATGAAGATAATGATGACATATTAATTAAAGGTTATTTAGAGTCGATAAAAGAATTTGGGATTACTTGGGGCGAAGTAATCTTTGAAAAACAAAATCATCATATCTATCATGCTAGTAGTGGATTTTATGGATCTGGATTTGATGAAGCTGTTGCACTTATCATGGATGGTTGTGGAACCATCTATGAAAATTACGAAGATGTTGAGGATCTTCTAGGTGAAGGAACTAGAAATTGTTTTAGAGAAGTAGAATCTATATTTAAAGTTGATTATAAGTCGGGTATCACACCCTTATGGCGGAATTTTGCGTGGAATGAGGCGAGTGTTATGTCCGCAGAACCTCAGCCCCGAGATGTCTTCGCTGAAAAATATGGAAATAACGTTCTTTCAAGTAGTTTGAGTTGTGGGATGTTATTTAATTTGATGTCTACGTTGCTTGGATTTAGAGATGGTCGAGATTCTGGTAAAGTGATGGGAATGTCTTCTTATTATAACGAGAACCAATATTATGCGTACTTAAGTCAACCAGAATCAGATCCTAGATGGTGGAGACATATTGATTGGTTTACTGAAGTTGATGATACATGGGTGACTACTAGAGAGTTATGTGAAAAACTTACAGAGGAACAACCATTTGGACATGAAGATGATTCCCAAGAGCAATCTGATTTTATCATCAATTGTGACGTTGCAAATAAACTTCAAGAAGAAACTCTTAAGCATACCGAGAGATTAATTACCAAAGCAGTTGAAATTTCTGGGTGTAAGAATGTTGTTCTGAGTGGAGGGTATTTTCTTAACTGTTTAAATAATTATCAATACTTGGATATTGATCCTGAAATTAATATCTATGTTGACCCAGTGTGCTATGATGGTGGTACTGCTTTAGGTGCAGCAAAATGGCTTTATTATAAACTAACCAAATCAACAGAAAAAAATCCACTGACCTCTCTATATTTGTCTTGACTTATGAAAATCATAAACAATGTAACTTACAGTGACGTAATTGATAAAATATTTGATCAAAAAGTAGTTGCTATATTTCAGGGACGTTCTGAAGCAGGAGCTAGAGCATTAGGAAATAGATCTCTCCTCTTTGATCCGAGGAATAAAAACGGAAAAGATATTGTAAACACAATCAAAAGGAGAGAGGAGTTTAGACCTTTTGCTGGTAGTGTTTTGAATGAGTATGCAAGTGAATGGTTTCATACTGAGCATGTGGGTGAATCCCCATACATGAGTTACTCTTTAAGAGTTAAAGAAGATAAGGTAAAAGAAATTCCTGCAGTAACTCATGTAGATAATACGTGTAGAATTCAAACAGTAAAGAGAATTGATAATCCACATTATCATAAATTGATTTCTGAATTTTATATTCGCACTGGGGTTCCTTTACTACTTAATACATCTTTTAATTTAGCTGGAGAAGCTATGGTAGAAACTCCAGAAGATGCTTTACATACTCTAAAAAATTCATCAATTTCGTATGTTTATTTTCCTGAAATTGAAATGCTAGTGGAGGATGATTTATGAATGATTATGAATGGTTGTTATCTATTAGTATTGCACAACATGATGCTAGTATAACTTTACTACGTGATGGTGAATTAGTTCTTTATATACCTGAAGAAAGAATTAGTCGAAATAAACATGATTCTGTATTACCTCTAACATGTTTATCCTTAGTTAAGAAATATACCGATAGAATTGATAAATTGTTGCTTTGTAATACAGCATATAAAAAAATCTATAACATCATAGATTATCTTATGAAGGGAGGAATGAAATTTTCTACAAATAATCCGCAACAGGTTGTTCAGAAGTGGACATCAGATATTGCGGGATTTAATGTGGTGAATGATGATTTTCATCATAATCATCATGCTGCTTGTGGATTTTATTTTTCTCCATTTGATGAAGCTATATGTTTAGTTATGGATGGATGGGGGGCTTGTAAATCTCTTGTATATTCTATGGAAGATTTTGGACTTCCTGAGCATAATGATATTACTCCAGATGAAACAACATCCATATATCATATGATGAGAAATAGAACACCTATATTGTTAAAAAAGTATTGTGTGTATGATCCTAATAGAACAGATGGACTCCATGAGATTATGGATAGACAAGCTCATGCAAAAGTAGCAAATAATCGTTTTCCCTTTAGAAAGGTTAGTGATTTTTTCTCTATAAAAAGAAAGGTATTTGTATCAGAGCATATTGATATTGGAGTTATGTATGGTGTTGTTAGTTCATTTCTTGGGTATGGTGAACTAGAGTGTGGTAAGACAATGGGACTTTCTTCTTTTGGTGAAGAAGATGATTCTATACCACCTTTATTTGTTAGTGAAGATTCTATATTATGTAATAAAAATTTATTCTCTCAGAGTAGAATTTTAAATGAAAATGCTTATCCTATGTTGAAGACACTTAATGATTCATTTCAAAAGAAAGCAAATATAGCTTATGCTATTCAAAAAGGACTAGAAAAAGTATTCATTGAGAGAGTTAAATTTATAGATGAGAATTATGAATGTAAAAATATTGTATTGAGTGGGGGATGTGCATTAAATGTTGTTGGTAACTCTGTGCTAACGGAAAAATTTCCGCACATGAATTTCTTTGTAGATCCCATTGCTAATGATGCTGGACAATCTTTAGGACATGCTATAGCGTACTATACTAAAACAAAGGGGGAAATAGGTTATAGACCTAAAAATTGTTATCTAGGTCCAGAATACTCGAAAGATGAACTAAGAGAAAAAATTGAAGAATATGTAAAAACATCTGGACAACTAAGTTTTAGAGAACCATGGACTGAGGAGGATAGAATATGATTGATGAAGAAATTAAAGATCTAATGATATCCCAAGATGAATGGGAAGAAATGTCTGATAATGATGGTGTAATTGATAAAAGTGGGTGGGTTCTTGCAGTAAGTGTTGCCGGTCATGGTGGTAGTGTTGTTCTGTTAAAAGATCAACGAGTAGTATTCTATCTAAAAGAAGAAAGATGTAGCCGTTATAAAAGAGATTCTAGAACTCCCTTTAAATGTTTTGAAGAAGTTAAAAAATATACTAATGAATTGGATAAAGTTATAAGTGTAAACATGAGTGACGGCAATATAAAGAGATCTTTAAGTTACTTAAACAAACTGAATATTGAAGTCAAAAGTAATATTAATCAATCAATGTTTCCACCGAATAATAGATATGTTTTCGGTTCTGAACACCATATTAATCATGCATCATGTGGGTATCATTTATCACCATTTGATGAAGCTACTGCAGTCGTTATGGATGGATGGGGATGGAGTGGTGAAGCAAGGAGACTTTTAGATGATCCAAATGATACTTATGGCACTATTGAGGATGAATTAAGATTTGGAGTGAGAGTATATGATCACTGTTCTATTTGGAGAACTGGTCCAACTCCTGATGATTGGAAGTTGTTGTGGAAAGAAGTTTCATCTGACTATACAAGAAATTGCAATTTTGAAGGAGATATTCCTTCTATTGCACACATTGAACAAGATTATAGAAATTTCTACACTAGTATTCCAGGGTGTGAAGACACTGAAATTCATTTAGCGCAACCAATGTCTGTTCCAGTTTGCTATGAATCGGTAACTTGTTTTATCGGATTCGATCAAGAAGATGTTGGAAAAACAATGGGTCTTTCTTGCTATGGAAAACCAAATGATGAAATTCCATCTTTTTTAATAGATAATGAATGGAAAGATACTTCTGATCTAGTTGCTGGAAATATTTTATTGAATACGGTTATCTACCCTCAACTACAGAAATATCATCATGATAATCATTTTGATGGCAATTCATATCCGCCAAGTTTTGAACAAAAAGCTGATCTTGCTTATGCAATACAAAAAGATTTAGAAGAGAAAGTTATTTGTGTCGTAGAGAGGGCAATGAGAATGAATGATTGTAAGAATATTGTTCTGTCGGGAGGTGTGTTTCATAATGTGATGATTAATGAACTGCTTACCTCTAAGTATCCAGATTATAACTTTTTTGCTGATCCTTTATGTGATGACGCTGGACAATCTTATGGTGCTGCAATGTGGTATGATAAAGTTATAACGGGAGTATGTGAAAAGAATACAACTCCCAAATCAATGTATCTTGGACCAAGAATTCCTAAAGATGAACTAAAAGAACGTGTGATTAACGCGGTTGATAAATATAATTGTCCGGTGCTTTAAATTATGGCTACATATCCTGTTGTTAATACAAAAACTGGTGAGCAAAAAGAAGTGAAGATGAGCATTCATGACTGGGATCAGTGGAGAGAAGACAATCCCGAATGGACGAGAGATTACTCTGACCCGTCAACAATGCCTGGTGTGGGTGAGGTTGGCGAGTGGAAAGATAAACTCGTCAATAAAAATCCTGGATGGAATGATGTGCTTAAGAAGGCATCGGAAGCCCCCGGATCCTACGTCAAACCTATCTAAAGCTTATGCCTAAAAAGAGAAAGAACAATGGAGACCAACCCATTGGAGTTGGATTGACTACAAAACAAATGAAGCGTAAGAAACCGATTAATAACGATTTCTTAATCGATATAGAACCTTTAACAGATAATCAGCAGAGGTTATTCGATTCATATGCAGATGATAAACAAATAGTTGCATATGGTGCTGCTGGTACGGGTAAAACATTTATTACATTATACAATGCTATTCGGGATGTACTAGATGAAAACTCTCCATATCAAAAGATTTATATTGTTCGTTCTCTAGTTGCAACCCGTGAAATTGGTTTCCTTCCTGGAGACCATGAAGATAAATCATCTCTTTATCAGATTCCATACAAGAATATGGTAAAGTATATGTTTGAGATGCCTACAGATGCAGACTTTGAAATGCTGTATGGTAATCTTAAAACTCAAGGAACTATTAGTTTCTGGTCCACTTCTTTTCTCAGAGGAACAACACTTGATAACGCTATTGTTATCGTTGATGAATTCCAAAACTTGAATTTTCATGAACTCGATAGTATAATTACAAGAGTTGGTGAGAATACTCGGATTGCATTCTGTGGTGATGCAACACAAACTGATCTAACAAAAACAAATGAGAGAAATGGAATCGTAGATTTCATGTCTATTCTCAGAGCAATGCCTTCATTCGATATTATTGAATTTGGTCTTGAAGATATTGTTAGATCTGGACTTTGTAAAGAGTACTTAGTAGCTAAAAACGAACTCAGACTTTGATAAATTATGTTTAATCATGTAGAAATTGATCTCCCTAAACTTCAACGGGAGAATATTGGTGGAGTTCGTTTTTATAAAGTTCCTGATAATGGAGACCTTCTAAAGTTGGTCTCCATTACTTCTATTACTAGTCACCATAATCGTCAGATTTTTGCTGATTGGAGAAAGAGAGTCGGTAACGAAGAAGCAGATCGTATTACAAAAAAGGCTACTAGTCGTGGTACGGACATGCACACTCTTGTAGAAAAATATCTCTACAATGAAGAACTCCCACAAGTTCAACCACTGTCTGATATCTTATTCAAACTTGCTAAACCAGAACTGGCAAAGATTGATAATATACATAGTCTTGAAGGATCAATGTATAGCAAGCAGTTAGGTATCGCTGGAACAGTAGATTGTATAGCAGAGTATAACGGCGAACTTGCAATCATTGATTTTAAGACATCCAAAAAACCTAAACCAAGGGACTGGATTGAGCATTATTTTGTTCAGTGTTGTGCTTATGCGTGTATGTTATTTGAATTGACTGGTATCGTCGTTAAAAAATTTGTTATCTTAATGTCTTGTGAAAATGGAGAATGTGTCGTCTATGAAGAATACGATAAAGCAAAGTACATCAAACTACTCGATGAATATATTAGAGAGTTTGTTACTCATCGACTCAAAACATATGAAAAATGAGATTACAAACGAGTTAGAAAAAGCGTTTGAAAAAAAGTTTTTCTGTCCAGCAAAATTCGTTCAAGAGATAGAAAACCTCGTTCAGAAAGAAAAGATGTCGTACATTGATGCGATCATTCATTTTTGTGAGCAGAATTCTATCGAACTTGAATCCGTACCAAAACTTATCACCAAACCATTGAAGGAGAAGTTAAAGTATGAAGCAATGGAGTTAAACTTTTTGAAGCGCACTTCTAGAGCGAAATTGATCTTTTAATTCAAAAATCGGGCGAAAAAAATCCCGGCAAAATTTTGACCTGAGGGGTTTTTCATAATGAATCCATTTGAGTGCTATAAAATGTACCTTTCGTTAAAGAATCACTTCACGAAAGATAAATATGACTTTCACAAATACTGTGGAAAGAGTAGAGCTTCTGTGCAATCGTTTTATAAGAGAAAAGATAGATATTTCTTTGAGAAACTTTCTCGCCAGAAAACAAAAGAAGAAATTATTGACTTTTTTGTATCCAACTTTGTTAGCGTCAGTGATCCTTCCACACTGTGGATTGGGCAGTTAATGAGAGAGGGGGAGAAAAATTACACTGATTGGAAAAAGAGAAATCAATCATTAACGTACAACTTTAAAAGTGAGATGGAAGATATTCTTATAGATAAAGAA